TTAGCATTCCTTCCGACTATAATGGTGCTAAGGGCCGTTGTATGTGCTATGAAGTTGTTGGTCAAGTGAATGGTGATCCAGCTGATGCATTTGGTTCAGTAGTAAATTCCGAATATTCAGAGTCAGAGGCAGAGGAAGAGCCCGCCGCGTCTTGGCCATTCGCAACTGGTAATGAGCCCGATTGGGAAGATAGCGATGAAATCGAAAGTCAGGATGCTGGTGAGGAATTATATGATCTAAGGCGTGTTTACGGTGACTGGGTTGAATATGAAAATATGACATGGGACGAGGCCACGGAACAAATCCTTAAAAATATTTCGCAGAAGAAAGCTCAACTATATATAGTTGAAGCTGGAACTGATAGCGAAGTTTTTGGTCGAGCTACCCCGCCAGACCCTTCATGATAAATGAGAATAGTAATATTTTCTTTATTAACACTTTGTTCAATAGGTATTCTTGCTAAGGGCAATGACCACTTACCTGGGGTAATAATACCTATACAGGTAAGTCAATTGTTTGACGAAGAGCATAGTATCAGTGTGGCCAATTTACCAGATTTGATTGATAGAGAAGAAAAAGTAGGTATATGTGTCAGTGAATACATAACGAAGCAATCTAAATCATATGCCAAAATTGTACAAAATAATCTGTACGATTTGATACATAATTTTAGTCGTATCGTATCTAAGATCTATGGTAATAAACCTATAACAGATGAAACATCGTATGATGAAAAGGTTGAAGCTCTTGCAATAGTGCAGTGTGAAGCGTATTATAAGATAGGAGTTTTGAAGTAGTTATAGTGTGTGGCCTTATAGGGCCGGTTGAGTACCTGCAATTAATAAATAGCGCCAATGTTTAAAATGTTATCGATGGCATACATGTGTCTATTAAGAATGGTGCGGCACTTCCTTCTATAAAGGGAATGTAACCGCGGGGGAACCGCGATGCAGGACGGGGAGCTTAGGTGGGGTGCCTAGGCACATACTTGATGCGATTGCTTGGAGACTTGCGATCGCATTTTTTTGGAATAATAAAATGTTAAAATCAATTGGATTTGTGGGATATGGTTTTGTAGGTCAGGCTTGCCATCATGCTTTTAAGCATAATACCACAGCAGTTATCATTGACCCAAAACATTCAACCACTACATGGGAAGATTTTGCTGCTGATCCACCCCTACTTACTTTTGTGTCAATCTATGCACCTACTCTAGAGGACGGCAGCGTAGATGCAAGTGTAATTTACACTATTTTCCAGCAATTAACCGACATAAAATACAATGGACTCGTTGTGCTAAAGAGCACGTTGCCGCCTGATATAGTTGACGATTTATATGTGAAATTTGGGCGTTCTAAAATATTCGATAAAACGGGTCCACTGCGGTATGTATATTCTCCCGAATTCCTTAGAGAAACAAACTGGGAAAAGGATTCTACCGATCCTTCCATGATGATTTTAGCAGGTGAATTCTTTGATTGTAAGGCCGTTCAAGAAATATATGAACATCATTCACACATTGGGAGATACATACAATTTCATTTTGTTGATTATAAAGAAGCAGCATTAGCAAAATACGCTATCAATACTTTCCTTGCAACAAAAGTCGTATTCATGAACCAACTCTATCAATTATATTCTGATATGTATGGAAAGAAAGCCATACATCCGGAATCTTGGAAAGCATTTACAGATATGTTATTATCTGATATAAGATTTGGGCATAGTCATTTACAGGTTCCTGGGCCAGATGGACAATTTGGTTATGGTGGTACATGTTTCCCTAAAGATGTGAAAGCATTTATAGGATTTGATAAGAACGAACGATTGACAATTTTGCGAGAAGTTGAACAAGTGAATACACAAATTAGATTGGCTGGAGATACAAATAAATGAAATATCTTTTTCTAGACGATATAAGAATTCCCGGTGATGTCACCTGGATGTATATTGGCGGGAAAGATTCTATTGGTGCTAATTGGCACATTGTTCGTTCTTATGACGAGGCAGTAGCATGGGTATTGGAAAATGGGTTTCCAAATGTAATTAGTTTTGATAATGACTTGGGGTACGAAGAATGGAATATGGATGGCACCACTGGAATTGTGGTTGTAACCTCTGCAAAAGAAGAAAAAAGCGGTTACGATTTTGCAAAGTGGTTAATAGAATATGATATGGATACAGGCACAATGCCTGAGAATTTTGCATTCACTGTGCATAGTAAGAATCCACGGGGTGTAATAAATATACAATCTATACTGAATAATTATATAAAATTTAAGGAAAAATCAGAATGAACACTGGCATATTAACAAGTTGGTATCTGTCAAGAATAAAGAAAGCTAAGACACCTGTGGAGTATTTTCTTGCACTGCAGGGATTTATACTCTATGAAGCGAATGTGTTCAATCACAATTTGAAAGAATATTTTCACCACTCTCTTTGATAAATAAGAATAACAACTACCTTTAGGACCGTTGTGGCTACTGTCTATGGCAGGCGTCGGGAATAGGCAATTCGCTACTGCCTATTCCTTCTTTTGTTCGGAGAAGGGTATGAGATTATTTGAATTTATTAACGCCTTAAGGGAAGGTGCAGTAAGAGAATTTATAATATCCCTCTGGGTTGATTATGAAGCTCATAATGGTAATTTAGGGCCAGACGAATTTGCAGAAAAATCGGAGTGGCTTGAAAATAAATTATCAGACATTGCGGAAAATTGGGAATTTGAAGAAACTGGTAGTGGCGGCTTTATTGGATCAGCAGGTGGTGAGCGTGATGTATCATATGAAACTAGCCCAATGGAATTAGTAGATGCAATTTATAATGCACTTTTCTGTTCAAGTGAGTTGGATCAATTTAAAAAAGAATTAGAAAATACAACAGCAAAAATGGGATTAGGCAGGATGAGTATAGAATTTTCTTATAATATGTCCTTAGATTTATGTAATCCTACACCCGACACTGATCGTTTAACACTTGGTAATCTCGACGACATGAGAAATTTAGATAATGGAACAATATCTATTGAACAATTAATAGATGCAGCTTCCGATGAGGCAGGAATAAATGAATCTAGTAAGTCTGCAAAAAAGGTAGTGGTCAAGGTTGCGAAGCCTAGGAATCCTGTACTTCAACACGCCCATATATCTGGCAGAACTGCCGGCCCTCATACCAAAAAGGGATATGACAGAAATAAAGAGAAACGGAAATCCGTAGACGATTAATACCTCTTCTAAAATCCAAAAAACGCAACTAAACCCGGTTTAGTTGCGTTTTTGTTTTATATAAAGCTAAAATAGCTAAGTATGAACAAGGATATTATATGGCAGTGAAAAAATCAGCAGGAGTGCATGTTAGTTGGCCCAAGCCTTCCTTCTCTCTGACTGTTAGAACAAATAAGAACTTTACACGATATTTTCATGCGGCAATGTTGTATGCTCATTATGAGCTTACGGCCATTGAATTGAAGAAAGAAGTTATTAAATATTTGAAACATTTAGATATACACCACCCTATGCTTAATCGAATCAAGGACATGCATGAAAATAGATTTACCACGGTTGGTAAGTATATGTATATCCTAAATCATCACGGTGATGTTCCAGAAAATATCATGCCAGGACTAATGCCGGCATTGGAGAAAGTAGTCAATGAAGAAGAAGCGAAAATTGCTGCACAAGTCAAAGAAGACAGCTATCTCAATGGCGAAACTGAAAGCGGCAAAGTCATTGAAACATGTATTAAGTTGGTTCCGACAATCCAGGATAGGCTCCGAGACAAGGCACACGAAGTTGCGGGGGAAGTGGAGGGGTGGATAGATGACTTCTGTCTGGACAAGAAATCTCCTGTAAAGACAGTTGAGGATTTTGTAAATCTATTCAAGGCTAATGAACTAAAGGCTCCGCACATGCGTCATATACAAATAATATTTGAGCATCGCGAAGTAGAGATTGCAGAAGCACTAGGTGGCAAGAATAAAGATCTCAATGAAGGCTATTCACACTTCACAAAATCAGAACTCAAGAAGTTTGATTTATTTCATAAGAATTTACTGAAAGCTTGCGGAATGATGCAAGAGGTTGCTAAGGTAAGTCGCGCGCCGCGTAAGAAGAAACCTGTATCACATGATAAGTTAGTAGCTAAAATCAAATACAAGAAGAATGATAATCAACTTGGTATTGTAAGTTTGCATCCAGTTCAGATTATTGGTGCAAGAGAAGTATGGGTGTATAATACAAAGACACGCAAGATTGCGCAATACAAGGCCGCGGACGACAATGGGCTGACTGTTAAAGGCGCTGGCTTGCTCAATTATACGCCAGATTCTGTGGAAAAAACAGTCCGTAAACCAGTAGAGACTCTCGCAGAGTTTAAGAAGGCAAGTAAGGTTAAACTTCGCACTTTTATGAAGGAATTAAGCACTATCGATATTTTGTGCAATGGCAAACTAAATGAGCATCATGTTATTCTGAGGGTAGATAAATGAAATTTGCATATAAAGAACGCATTGCACTTTTTTATGAGAGAGAAAAACTTGCAAAATTGGAAAATCCTAGAATTGTGTTCACAGGATTGGCTCTATATATTGATTTATGGTGCGACGGTAATGAAATTGAATCTGATCATGTAATAAAGATTACACAAAAACATCGTCGCCTGATGCAGACGATTATTAAGACCGAAAATGAAGTTATTTATTGACACAGAATTTACCGATCTTACCCCAAATAATAAACTTATTAGTATTGCTCTCGTGGATGAGAATGAAGAATTTTTCTACGCAGAACTTACAGATACATATGAGCTGGCAGATTGTTCTGAATTCGTAAAAAATACGGTATTACCACTCCTTCGTGGCGGCGAATATCAAATGTCTTCATATGATTGTGCCTTAGGATTAGGTAAATGGATCGAAGATCGCGGACCTAGTTGTATTCTCGCATGTGATAATCCGGGATGGGACATTCCGCATTTGAAGAGATTATTGGAACCACTGTGGCCGGAAAATCTACATAAAAATCAATATTTTCCTGTATATGTTCCATATAACATACAGGAAGATATTTCCATAGAGAATGGATATAATATTCATAATGCATTACATGATGCACTAATTATGAAAAAAACAGTAGAGCTTCTTTCTGAGAAAGGATAAATAGTGTATCACTGGGATTGATACATTTATGTCTTCACAAATTACACCGAAAGTTTTGTTAATGAAGCAAATCGAGCTAGGGCTCGGTTCGCAAATGGTTGAAGTTGAACTTGACGTCGATCACATAAATCTTGCTATTACCACAGGACTTCAAAAATTGCGTCAGCAATCAGATGGAGCCAATTTAGAGAAAGATATTTTCCTACACATCACAAGAGACTTAACAGAGTATACTCTCCCAGAAGAAGTGCAAGAGGTTAGACGTCTTTACCGCCGTGGTGTCGGTGCATATACCAATGGTGGTATCAACTTTGACCCGGTTGATGCTGCATTCTATAATATCTATTTACTACAGCCAAATAGGTCGGGTGGCCTAGCAACCTGGGACTTCTATAATCAATTTTTAGAAACAACTGAACGTGTTTTTGCAAGTCAGCTGAATTTCACATGGGATGTAAATTCACATAAGTTGACAATTATTCGTCGTCCGACAGCAGATGAAGAAATTGTAGTTCGCGTTTATGCGAGAAAATCTGACGATGACATGATAAATGATCCTTATACAGGTCCTTGGTTGCGTTCTTATGCTACAGCGTATTCAAAATATATGTTAGGTGAAGCGAGAGATAAATTTCCAGGCGGTTTTCCAGGACCAAACGGAAACATTACACTAAATGGTGCAACACTAAAACAAGAAGCAACTGTAGAAATCATGAGGCTTGAAAAACAGCTTCTTGATTTAGTGACAAGTTCCGATGGATATAGCTTCTGTATCGGCTAACAAAATCAGTCAACCCCTGAGCAGTTTGTGTATAACTACATGAACTAACTCAGGGGTTTTCTTATGATTATTGGATTATTAGGCCTAATAAATAGCGGTAAAGGAACAGTAGCTTCACAATTAGTCAGCGATTATAATTTCAGACAAGATAGTTTTGCAGCAGGGTTGAAGGATGCATGTGCTGTAATTTTTGACTGGCCACGACACATGCTTGAGGGCGATACAAAAGAATCAAGAGAATGGCGAG